TTTCCAATTGATTTCTCACTTTGTAAGTTAACTTCTCAGAATCATAGCTAATAAAAGGATCATAATCTTTATATTTTGGGTATATGTGCTTGATTTCTGCTTCAGGATCATGTATTTTCACATCAGAGTTTAATAATTCTTGAAGACAACCCATATAAGTTTGTTCTTTAATGTCACTATTTGGTACATGAAACACCTCTGCTGACACTGTTGCTGAAACTCTACCATAGTAAATTGATGCAGCCAAATTTTTCATTGCCTCTTTAGATCCTGTCACAAATAGCTTTTGACATGTTTTAAATCTAACCTCCTCCAAGTTCTTCCCTTTTGTTAGGATAATTAGTGGGTTTGTGATCAAAACATTACTAATTTCTTCTCTGGTCATTCCACAATTTTTTTGTAATCTCTGCAATTGCTTAATAGGACCCATTGAAGCTTCTATTCTACACAACCCTCCTAATATTGTGTCCCCCTCTTCAAATTCAGACATAGTTTGCACTAAATCTCCCGAAATTGATTGATGAGAGGCCCAAAATAGTCTCTTTTCTTGGTCATTCAAATTGTTCATATTTTTGTAGATTGAATAATTGTGATATTCTGGACCAAAACACAACATCAAAGCAGGGTTGAACAAAGGAAAAACTCCCATGTGGTATGGAATCTGATTTAATCCTAGTGGTTTTAAATTGTTAACTTGGCCCTCACTAGTGTGATATATTCCTTCAGAATACTTTTTGTTGAGCACACAAGACAGATAATACAAATCTAGGCTTCCTCCATTCTCCATAATTTGTCTTGATGATGAGTACATTTCTTTGACCATTCTGAAAAAAGAATCAGTATTTGTTGGGTGAACAGAAGCAACTGCATATTTCAGCAAAGTTGGGATGAATGACATACCGCTAATAAACAGTGAATTGAATTCCCCAATGAATGGATTTACACTAGATTTCACCATTGATGTTCTACAATTGAATAGTAGTTCAGAGATTCTTTGACATTGTAAAAACACACCTAATTTCTTCCTAATGAAACTAGCTGGATCAGTTTTGTATAGTTCGGGGCAAAACAATGTATAAGAATCATCAGATGAAAGTATATCACTATGATCACTATGGTCCCAGTTAAATTTTTTGCATATTTTTTCATAAATTTTATTTCTGAATGATATCATTGCTAAGTGTAAGTAAGATGATGTATAATGCAATATTCCCTGGCCCATGTTTGATTCATTTTTAATAGTTAGTTTCCTATCGATCAAGAATTTCTCTTTTATTTTTGCAATCCATTAAATCTGTGCATGTGTTTCATGTCGTTGTCCTTATCCCAAGCATTTGCTAATCTATCAGGTATCACACAAGTTTTGTTCTGGTGTCTCATTAATAAATCTAGAAAGAAATAATAAAAATCTCC